GCTAGTAAGCAATATGATATTAACTTAATAAAAATAGAGTTTACTCCTAACGTTCCAGTTGATGAAACTTCAATAGCGCAGATGATTTCACAATTACCACATGAAGTTGTTTCAAATGAAACTAAGAGAAGTTGGTTGCCTCGTATTGATAATCCTGTTACAGAAGGGGAAAAGATTAAAAAAGAAGCTAGAGAAGAATTGCCAGAGATAGACCTTAATAATTTCACCCATGAATAGAGGTGATTAAATGAAACTTACTGATAAACAAGTACAGGATTTTATGAAAAGTCTCTATAAAAATAGCGATGATGAACTAAAAAAGCTATTCAAACATCAAGCCTCTATTAAAAATAATGTTTTAGGTGAAGTTGCTAATATAATGCTTATTTATGTAATAGAAAATGATGTAATGATTATGTCTAAGTTGGAACAAGATAGAGAAATGAAAAAGTTAGGCGATTTAATTAACTCTTATGTGAAAGCTGATGCAGAGATGCAGATTTCTATTATATATAACTTGTTGAATAGCACTGTAGACAATACATTTAAATTCTATTCTTACAACGCTAAAAAGAAAGATGTTGAAAAGATAATTAAGAAACATTATAAAGGCAAGCACTTTAGCAATAGAGTTTGGGAAAACGAAGAAGAAGTTGCTAAGTATATGAAGAAGCAATTAAAAGATTTCCTAAATGGTAAGGTTAGTGTAAATAAGATAAAGAAAAATGTTGAAACCCTTTTTAATAGTGGTGCTTATAATGCTAAAAGATTAGCAGAAACTGAAATAAGCAGATGTGCTAGTGAAGCTTTTAATAAATTTGGTGATGAAGTTGGAATAAAAAAGGTAAGATACAATGCCCAGCTTGAAGCTTGCGACAAATGTAAGCCTTTTGATGGGAAACTTTATGATTTTGATAACAAGCCAGAACTACCAAAACATCCGTTTTGCAGATGTTATTACGATATCATTGAATAATTAAGTCTTAGGAAACTAAGGCTTTTTATTATGCCTTTTATAGCTTACCACAAGGCTTTAAAGAATGGGATAGCAATAATATTAAGTTGAACTTTATGGGGCATTTATGAACTGTAAGGGGCAAGGAGGAAATATGAAAAAAAGCGAATTATTAAAGCTAATAGAAACAATAGCTGATGATGGGGACATAAACGAAGTAATTCTTGGGGCTGACGAGTTTAAGGAATTAGGGAAAGTGGACTTATCTAAGCTAAGCACTGATGAGTTTAAAAACTTATTAACAACAAATGAAGCAATTAAAGGTTATATGACTTCTCGTGATGATAGCATTAGGTCATCTGCGGTAGAAACCTTTAAAAACGGAAAAATGAAAGAACTTATAGATAAGGCGGTTGAAGAAGCAAAGAATGGAAAGAAAACTCCAGAGCAAGAAAGAATTGAAGAGTTAGAAAAGCAATTTGCTGAATCACAAGCCCAAATTCAAAGGCAAAACACTATTAACAAATATACAGGAGTTCTAAAAGAAAAGGGATTGCCTACTGAACTAGTAGATTTTGTTTATGGTGATGGCAAAGAAGAAACTATTGATAAGAATATTGAAACTTTAGGGACAGTATTCACTAGTGCTATTGATAGTGGTGTTAAATCGAAGTTAGGTACAAGTTCTTATGTACCACCAAATGATGATGCAACAAATGCACTTGATGCACAAATTGCCAGTGCAATGGGTGTAAAATAATTTATTTAAAAAGGATAGGTGATATTTTATGGCAAATACATTAGCGTATGCAACTTTATTTCAACAAAATTTAGATAAGGCAGCAGTTCAACAAGCTAGAACTGGCTGGATGGAAGGTAATGCTGGACAGGTAATCTATAAAGGTGGTAAGGAAGTAAAGATTCCTAAGCTTTCTATGGACGGATTAGGGGACTACGATAGAAATGGTGGTTTCAATGGTGGTTCAGTTACTTTCGAGTATCAAACAAAGCAAATGACACACGATAGAGGTAGATCATTCTCTATAGATGAACTTGACGTTGATGAAACTAATTTTGTAGTTACTGCTTCAACTATAATGGGAGAATTCCAAAGAACTAAGGTTGTACCAGAAATTGATGCAACAAGAATAGCTTCTCTTGCAACTATGGCTATTGGAGTTGCTGACGACACACAAGTCAAGTATGGATATACACCAGCAAAGGCAAGTATCGTTGACGAAATTAAGGCTGGTATAAAGAGAATAAGGGAAGAAGGATTTGAAGGCGATTTAGTCTGCTATGTAACTTATGATGTTTCAATGTTAGTTAGTCAATATTATGGCGAAAAGTTATCGGCTGCAACATTTGCAATTAATGGAGTAGATACAAGAGTTCCAGCAATAGATGGCGTACCACTAGTAGAAATGACTTCTAACAAAATGTACACAAAGTTAAAGTTTAATGATGGTAAAACATCAGAGCAAACAAAAGGTGGTTTTGAAAAGGCTTCTGATGGAAAGTCAATTAACTTCTTATTAGTGGCTAAAGAATGCCCTATTGCAGTTTCAAAAACAGATAACATGAGAATTTTCAGCCCAGAAATAAACCAAAAGGCTAGAGCTTGGGCCATGGATTATAGAAAATTCCACGATATATGGGTTCCAGATAACAAATTAAAAGGTTTATACGTAAGTGTAAAAGAAGCAAAGTTACCCTAGCGAAGCCCTAGACAATGCTAGGGTTGGAAAAGCCAAAGTTGGTAAGGCAAAAGTAGGAAAGGAGTAATGAAAGATGGCAGCATACGAAAAGCAAACATGGGTTGATGGAGAAACAATAACAAAGGCTAAATTAGATCATATAGAAGAAGGTATTGCAAGTATAGAACTTACTCCAGGACCTAAAGGAGAAACAGGTGCACAAGGACCAGCAGGACCACAAGGTGCTACTGGTGAAACTGGACCACAAGGACCAGCAGGACCACAAGGTGCTACTGGTGAAACTGGACCACAAGGACCAGCAGGACCTACAGGACCTAAAGGAGAAGATGCCGTAATTAATAAATTAAATAAAGTAGATGCGTTAGATGGTGGAGCAGAAGTTGCAGCAGTAGTAACAGCATTTAATAATTTAATTGCAGATCTAAAAGAAAAAGGGATAATGAATAGTCAATAGAAAGTAAGAGGGGGACATCCCCTCTTTTTTAGAGGTGATTAGATGTTTACAGATGAAGAGTTAGAAGAAATGGCGGTATTGGCTATATATAATTATTTTAATGGTGAATATACAAAGGATTATATAAAAGAAAATTTTAAATTAGCATTAAAAGTATTGGTTGAAAACATTAAGGGGACCAGTAAATTAACAGGGGTTAGTAGTATAAGTGAAAATGGCACATCTATTACCTATAAAGATGGCTATGAGAAGTTTACTTTAACAAGTGACGTACTTGCATTACTTCCTAAAAAGAAAAACTTTAAAGTATGGTAGGTGATTAGATGGGTGTATTAATTAAAAATGCAGATATAACTGTCTATCATCATTATTTGAATGAAGATAAATTAGATGCTTATAAAAGAATAAATATTAATGGTGTTAATTTAAATAGTAAAAGAAATGCTACTGTATCAGACAAAGGAGTTAGTATTGCTTACACTACAATGATAGTTGTTGATAAAGGAGATTATGAGGTTGCTACAGGCGATAAGGTAGTTAAAGGCAATATTAGTCTAGACATAACAAGATTAAGCGACTTGAAGGGCTATACAGTATTTACAGTAGTGGGTGTACAGGAAAATAATATAATGCAAACCATTAACATTGAATGCAAGTAGGTATTTTATATGGGTGTTAAGGTAAGGGGGGGGTAGTATAGTTAGAATAAAGCTTGATAGCACTAATAAAATTTTATCAAAAAGAAGGCTGCAAAAGGGCGGAGAAGCTCAAATATTTTTTACAAAACAATGTGCCAAGTGGATGAATAACTATGTCCGGTGCCTTATGATAGTGGTAAATTAAAGGATATAGATGTTGAAATAGGCACAGATTTTGTTGAATACAATGCTCCTTATGCTAAAAAACAGTATTATACTAATCGTGGTAAGGGCAAAAAAAATAAGGTAGGCATTAGAGGTAAATTGTGGGACAAAAGAATGTGGGCAGATAAAAGAAAGACTATAATAAAGGCTCTAGCAAACTTCGTAGGAGGTAAGGACAAGTGAAGATAATAGAAGCAGTTAGGAAGTATATAGGCGAATTAGATTGTATGTCTATATTCGACAGTGCTATTAACATTAATTATTTAGCTGGGGAAGTGGATAGCTTTTCTATAGAAGAAGTACCAACTAACCCAATAGTAAAAAAATATATAGATGGTTCTAGTATAAGGCAATTTCAATTTGTCTTTTGTAGTAGAGAGCCTTACGGGGCAGAAATTTTGCAGAATATTGAAAACAGTACGTTTTATGAAGATTTTGCGAGTGAAATAGAAGAAAAAAATGATAAAGATATATTACCGATATTGGGAAATGGTTTAGAACCAAGGAGTATTGAGGTAGTAAGTACTGGATATACAGTAGATGTTACGGAAGACACTGCTCTTTATCAAATAAATTTAAATCTTAAATATTATAAGGAGTGATATTAAATGGCTATTAGAAAAAGAAAAATACAAGCTAACTATTTAAAAGTTAAAGAGGCTTTTGAACTATTAGGGACAGGATTTACAGAGTTAAATGAAAGTCCGTCCGCACAAACTACATCTAAGAGATATATTAATCAATCAGGCTCTACTCAATCTATTACAGGATATGAATGGAGTACTAGCTTTAATACGGACCAAATTGTATCAAATGAAGCTATAGAATTTATTAGAGACATTGGGGAAATGCAAAAAACAGGCGCTGAAACAGAAACAGAATACATTATTGTTGATTTAGATAAAGCAGCAGCAACAGAGGGGACTTTTAGAGCTAGGCAATTCAAAGTTGCAATCGCAGTAGATAGCTTTGATGATAATGATGGAGAATTAGGTATTAGTGGTAGTTTCTTAGGACAAAGCGATCCAATTGAAGGTACATTTGCAATTGATGAAAAAACATTTACAGTAGGTTTTACACCTAAAACACAAGCTTAGGAGGAACAATAAATGAAAATTAATGGTGTTGAATTAGAAGACTTAGATGTATATGATGTTGAAGTAGCTGAAAAGTATGATAAAGCATTAGAAACAGTTAAAAATATATCTGAAGAAGTAGATATAATGAGTTTATCGGAGGGAATTAGATACCAATGCAATTTGATTTTTGACTTCTTTAATACTATGTTTGGAGAAGGTGCTGATAGAAAAATATTTGGAAATAAAGTTAATTTATTAACTTGCTTAAAAGCTTTCGAGGAATTTGTTGAGATAATTAATGAACAGAAGAAAGAAATTGATAAATTGGCAAATAAATATTCCCCAAACAGGGCAACAAGAAGAAGTAAAAAATAATGAATATTCTAGTTGATTTAGTCCCAAGTACAGTTAACATTGAGGGTGAAGATTACAAGATATGTAGTGATTTTCGCACCTCCATTTTATTTGAATTATTAATGCAAGACAACTCTGTAGGGGAAGAAGATAAAATTCTTTTTGCATTACAACTTTATTATCCAGTTGTTCCCCAAAATATTAATGAAGCTATAGAACAAATGTTATGGTTTTATAGATGTGGCAAAGATGTAAGTAAGTCTAAAGGAAATGGCAAAGGTAAGAGTGCCACTCAAATTTATTCATTTGAACATGATGATGATTATATTTATGCTGCATTTATGGACCAATACGGAATTGATTTACAGGATATAAGCTATTTGCATTGGTGGAAGTTTAAAGCTATGTTTAAGGCTCTAAAAGAAGATAATGAGATAGTAAAGATAATGGGATATAGAAGTACTGATTTGTCTAAAATTAAAGATAAAGAACAAAAGGCTTATTATAAAAAAATGAAAGAACTTTATAAAATCCCTATTTCTACAGATGAGGCAGACAAGCTGAAAGAAATAGAAGAAGCTTTATTAAATGGGAAACTTTCACAAAAACTATTGTAAAAAATGGATAAATTATCCCTTGTAGTGTATAATTTTATTATATATGTATGTAAAGGGGGAGAGAGTTTGTGAAGTGTTCTAAATGTGGAAGTAATAATGTTAATGTCCAAGCAGTCACAATGGTAAAAAATAAAAAACATGGTTGTTTATATTGGTTATTAATTGGATGGTGGTTAGAAATATTTATGTGGTTATTTTTAACTTTACCATGGATCATAATTAAGATATTTAAACCTAATAAAGTTACTAGTAAAATACAGAAACAAGCAGTTTGCCAAAATTGTGGGAACACATGGAAAATATAATATGCTGAAACATCTACCTAATTGGTAGGTGTTTTTTATTTTTATAAAGAAAGTAGGTGAGAATATGGCTGATGGTTCAATAATTATTGATACCAAAGTAGATAGTTCGGGCGCTGAAAAAGATGTTAAAGGACTTAGTAATAGACTAAGGAATACGGCTAATAAGGCTTTAGGAACTGCGTCTAAAATAACTGCTGGAATGGTAACAGTAGCTACAGGGGCAGTTGCTGCATTAACAAAGGTCTCTGTTGAGCAATACGCTCAATACGAGCAATTAGTGGGTGGTGTAGAAACCCTTTTTAAAGATAGTAGCAACAAGGTTTTTGAATATGCAGATAATGCTTATAAAGCAGCTGGAATGAGTGCAAATGAGTATATGTCAACCATAACTGGTTTTTCTGCTTCATTATTGCAAGGGCTAGGTGGAGATACCAAAAAAGCTGCTGAAATAGGTAACAGGGCAGTTATTGATATGGCAGATAATGCTAATAAGATGGGAACTGCTATAGAGAATATACAAAATGCTTATCAAGGATTTGCAAAACAAAATTATACAATGCTGGATAATCTTAAGCTGGGCTATGGGGGCACCAAGACGGAAATGCAAAGACTTCTTGCTGATGCCGAAAAGCTAAGCGGAATTAAATATAATATTAATAATTTCAGTGATATTATAGAAGCTATTCATGTAATCCAAAATGAAATGGGGATAACTGGCACAACTGCAAAGGAAGCCTCCGAAACTATCGAGGGTAGTTTAAACATGACCAAGTCTGCTTGGACTAATTTAATGACAGGAATAGCAGATGATAATGCTGATTTCGATAAACTAGTAAATAATTTTATCGATAGTGTTAGCACTTTAGGTAAAAACTTATTGCCAAGGGTAGAGACAATTATAAGTGGTATCGGAAAGCTAATTGATAAATTACTACCAACTATAATTAATAAAATACCTGATTTAATAAGTTCTATATTGCCTAACATGGTGAAGTCAGGAATTAACTTAACTACTTCTCTTATAGATGGCATGGTTAAAACATTGCCAGTATTATTAAAGGTTGGTTTAGAGGCATTAATTACACTTGGAAAAGGTATTGTAGAAAGTTTACCGGCTTTAATACCAACTATAGTTAATTTAATGATTTCTATGTGTGATATGATAATTGAAAATTTACCTTTGATAGTAGATGTAGCAATAGATATTATACTAGCTTTAGTACAAGGATTAGTTAGTGCTTTGCCTACGTTAATTGCAGAGGTTCCTAGGATAATAAATAGTTTTGCAAATGCTATATACAATGCGTTACCTCAAATACTTATGGCAGGTGTTCAAATTATAGGAATGCTTATTAAAGGATTGATTCAGTCTATACCAACACTAGTTGCTAATATTCCACAAATAATAATGGCTATAGTAAATGTATTTACCTTAATGAATTGGGCTAGTATTGGTAAGAATTTAATAACTGGTATTGGCAATGGAATTAAATCTATGGTATCTAACATAGGTACAATTGCTAAGTTTACTGCTGAAAGTGTTGTTAATGGAATAAAAACGATATTCACGTCAGGTGGAAGTATTGGGAGGAACTTAATAAGTTGGGTTGCTAATGGTATAAGTAGTTCAGTAGGTAATTTAGTACAAGCTGCCAAGAATGTAGCTATAAGTGCAATTCAAGGATTAAAGAATATTCTTAGTTGGGATAACGCAGCTAGTATAGGTAAGAATCTTATACAAGGTCTCTGGAATGGTATTTCTAATATGGGTGGCTGGATAATGGATAAAATAGGAGGCTTTGCTAGTAATATAATTGGAGGAATTAAAGATTTCTTTGGGATACATTCACCTTCTCGTGTAATGAGAGATTTGATAGGTACTAACATAGTAAAAGGTATTGGTGTAGGTATTGATATAGAGACTCCTAATTTAGAAAAAGATATTGATTCTAATATGTTAGATTTACTTGCTAAAATGAAGGGGACTGTAGATTATGAAACTGCTAAAACTACTGCTAGAGTAGCAATAGAAAACAATAGAAGTTTAGGTAATAGTCAAGATGATGTTGAAAACAATGATACTACTAATAATAATAGAAATGTAGTAGCCTTATTTGATATAGATGGTAGAAGGTTTATGAGAGCCATAGCACAATATCAAGATGAATTTGAAGTTTACAATGAAAGGAGATTGACTTAAGTGTTAAAAGAAGGTGATATTTATTTTAACGGAAATAGAAGCTTAGATATGAATTTGTTTTTAGAAGAATATCCAACCATTCCTATTGCGACAGAAGATTATGAAGAAGTTGAAGTTGATGGAAGAAGCGGAAATTTGATAATAAATAAAGGGACATATCCGGATAAAAAAATACCTTTTACATTTACCATTCAATCTCCACAAATAGAGATTGATTTTGAAAGAGTATATGAATGGCTTACAGAAATAGAAGATAATAGACTTGTTTTTGGCAGAGAAGATAGGTGTTATAAAGTTAAAAAAGTTATTTTTGGTAACATACAAAAAGAGTTTAGATCATTAGGCGAATTCAAAGTGACTTTTCTATGTGAACCATTCTCGGAGGATTTAACTCCTATAATAAATGAAATAACTAGTAATAACTTTAAGATATATTACAATGGTAATGCTCCAGGAGATACATTAATAAAAATTTATGGTAGTGGAAATATTCAATTAACTATAAATGGTGAAACAATGCAAATTAAAAATGTTAGTAATTATGTGGAAATTGATAGTCACTTAATGCAAGTTAGAAATCAAGATAAAACCTCTAAGGATAATGATACCTTAGGGAATTTTGTTTTACTTGAAAAAGGAGAGAACACAATTTCTTATACTGGAACAGTGACAAAAATAATAGTTGAATACACTACAAAGTATAAAAGTTAGGGGGATTATATGAAGAAAATAATTAAAATATCTATATTCCCTTCTGAAACTTCTAGGGATAAAGTATTACAAAGTAATGGAACAGTATTAGACAATATATGTTTAAGTGCTGAAACTGATGAAAGTATCATTGATGGAAATTATATCTTCAATGGTACTTTTTTACTTGATAGTGATGGACTTTGGAAAGAAATAGAACAGGAATGTATATTAAAGGTAAGATTGGACTATGGACAAGAGATTTTCCGTATAGCTAGCATAAGAAGGAATAGAAGAGATATAGAAGTTATTGCAAGGCAAATTACTATAGCTGAAACAGTTAACTTGTGGCTTGATGATGTAAGGCCTACCGATACTAATGGTCAAGGTGCTTTAAGTTGGTTATTAACTAATGCTATAGGGGTAAAAGAAATATTTGTAAATAGCGATATACCTATTACATCTACTGCTTATTACATGAGAACCAATATGTATAATGCAATCCATAGTAATGATAATTCCTTTATGGCTAGATGGGGTGGCGAAGTTCAAAGAAGGGGTTACAATCTTACTATCAACTCTAAGATAGGCACAGATAGGGGAGTAAGTATTAGAAGTAGAAAGAACCTTACAGGGTTTGAAGATGATACAGATATAAATAAGCTAGTTACTAGAATTAAGCCAGTTGGATTTGATGGAATAACTATAGATGGATATGTGGATAGTCCATTAATAAATAACTATGCTAGGGTTTATACACTAGAAGTTAAATATGATGATGTAAAAGTCATTAGTGAAAATGATAGTGAAGGATATGAAACTTTAGCGGATGCACAAGCTGAATTAATAAGAAGGGCAAAGTTAGAATTTAGCCAAAACCACGTGGACGAATTAAGGGCAGATTATAGAATTAACTTTGTATCTTTGGACCAAACAGAAGAGTATAAGGGAGAATATGAAGTACTTGAAAGAGTTTATTTGGGTGATACAGTATCAGTTCATGTAGATAAATTGAATGTAGATATAAAGGTTAGGGCATTAACTAGAAAGTTTGATGTGTTAAGGCAAATGGTTAAAGAGGTTACTTTATCTAATGTACCATTAACGGAGAAGAAAGCACCTTCTATTAATCAAGTTCTTAATCAACTTAAGAATCAAATTTCAAATAATAACAATAGTGTTGCTGATTATATTCAATCTATGATTAATTCTGGAAATACCGATAGTTATGTTGTTATAAGACCGAATGAATTATTAATTATGGATAATAAAGATATTAATTCAGCTATAAATGTAACTAGATATAACAAAAATGGGTTGGGTTTTTCAACTACTGGATATTATGGTGAATATAAATATGGATTTACTATAGATGGCAAAATAAATGCCAGTTTAATATCTACAGGAATACTTACTGCAATATTAATTCAATCTTTAGATGGAAGTTGCAAGATTAATCTCGAAACAGGGGAAGTTAACTTTAATAAAGGAATAATAAAAGGATTAAATTCAGAATGGAATTTAAATACTGGAACCTTTAAAACGGAAAAAATTGAGCCATATGGGACTTACTCAACAGAAATTGGCGCAGGTAGAATATATTCTAGAAATTTATTAGATGTAAAAGCAGACAATGGAATGAATTTTAGTGCGGATAATTTTGCATGGTTCAAAAGAGATGGTGGCGGTTCCATTATGAGTTTAGGAGTAGAAAATAAAAGATTTGATGTTGTTATGGATAGAATATATTTAATAAGTGACCGAAATACAAGTATAGATATAGAAGAAGGAAATATAAAATTATATGGAAATGTTTTTGTAAATGGAGTTTCCTATAATTCTGTATTATCAAGTTTAACTAATCTAGAAATACAAGCCATGCAAAGTGAGGGAATTATATGATAAATACAACTTATGTAGTTTCTTTAGCTAATTATATTGTTAATAAAGTAATAAATCCAAGAACTAATAATCCTTTCTGTATTGAAGATATAAAGAAAGAAGAGTATATAGAACCAGTAAAGATGAAGATAGAGGAAATGGGGGGGATTTGATAATGGTTTATCCAAATAGAGTTGTTTTAAATATAAACCAAAAATATGTTATGCCAATTCCATATACACAACAAGGGGACACCGCAAGAGTATTAACTTTTAACATACTCGATAAAGGTGTTCCTTTTAATTTGACAGGGAAAACAGTTAGGGCAAAGATACTTAAGCCAGATAATACGAAATGTTACAATGACTTGACTATTACCAATGCCACTAATGGGGAATGCACTTTAAATCTTACCAATCAAATCTTAGCGGTAGCTGGAAAAGTTAACTGCCAACTAGAAATAAAAGAGGGGGAAGAACTTCTAAGTACAATTATATTTCCCATAGATGTTGAACCTAGTATAGATATAAATGGAGCAGTAGAAAGCACTAACGAGTTTACCGCTTTATTGAATGGAATTATTAAATTAGATGAATGGGACAAATATTTCAAAGAAACTAGTGGTGCAATAGAAGAAAAATATACCGAAAGATTAAATGGAATTAATTCGTCCTTGGAAGAAAGCAAGAGTGAAATAAATCTTAATAAAAATGATATAATTTCAATATTTGCTGAATTATTAGAAAAAGCTACAAAAGAAGAGTTAGAAGTATTAAATACAAGAATAGGAGAGATTATAGCACAAGCAGGAGATGGCACTATTCCTAGTGAATTAGTAGATATAAGAACAGGACTAAGTGGAACGGTTTATGCTAGTAGTGGAAATGCGGTGAGAGCTATTGCTAGTGGTAGAGAGATTCAAGAGAATGTATTAGAACACAAACATATGAAGATAAATTATTTATATGGGTTTGTAGATAAAGTTATTGAAATAAACACAACTAATAAAACAGTTTTTATACCAAATGCAATAACAGTTTTTTATCATTCATACTATAGAAATCCATTAAATATGAACACAACTATTAATTATTCTAATTTAGATGCAACTAAACCTATATATTTAGTTCTAGATTTAAATAGTAAAAATATAATATGTGTCGAAAAACAATATAACAATAAAGACTATGTGCTTATAGCTGTTATATATGGAACACAAATAAAAACTTTTGATATAACAAAATTCAAGGTTAATGGTATTGTTAATGGTGGGTATGGCGATAGTATTAAAGAAACTCAACTTACATTTAACTATAGGGTTGGTCAAGCGTTAATAACAAGTGGTGATAGATTTATAATTGATACTAATTTAAAAACTTTAAAGTTGCCTAAAACAATGTATGTATTATCTTTAAATAAATTTTCATCTCCATTAAATGTAAATACTACAATAGACTTTTCTGATTTAGATACTAATTATCCATTATTTATTTATTATAATTTTAATGATAGAAATATAAAGGTAGTTGTTAGAAACACATATGATAAAGATAATTGTTTAATAGGTATCTTGCAACAAAATAAAATTTTAAATTGTTTTAGAACACAAGATTTTATAGTTAATGATGTTACAAATGGTGGATGGGGAAATGAAACAAGTAATGGAGGTTTAAAAGATAATCTATTTGTAACTGCTTATGGGGATAGCATAACTTATGGTGGAGTTTGGTTTAGTAATTTATTAGGTAGGTACAATTTAAGAGGGCTTAATATGGGCTGGTCAAATACTAGAATATCATATGTAAATGAAACAAATTATATAAATCCTGATGGCACACATAACATAATACCATCAAACACAGTACCACCCAATACAAAACCTGAAGAAGCAATAGAAGTACCTGCAAGTTTTTGTAGCCCAGAAAGAATAGCATATATACCTAGTGATAGCAACTTTGTGTTAATAGCAGGAGGTACTAATGATTTTCTATATAATGTTCCATTAGGTACTTTTGATGGAGCAAACACTACTTTTAAAGGTGCTTTAATGTCAACATATAAACAAGTTGTTGAAAGATGTGCTAATGCAGAAGTTATTTTTATAACACCTCCACCAATCCCTCAAGATATAGATAATGGAGAGCCTAGAACTAACAGTTTAGGTCTAAAAGTTATAGATTATAGAAATGCAATAATTGAATTTTGTGAATTATATGGTATCAAATATATAGATGTTTATGTAGGTGCAAATATTCCTTGTATGTATCCATCTAAATATTTCAAAGATAGAGTTCATCCTAGCACAGTTGGAGAAGATAGTGGACAGATTAGAATGTATCATTATATAGCAAAAGAATTTGAACCTTGCTTACTTATGAAAGGTATTTAATTCGCCATTGACTTAAAGGACGACATAACTAAATAAAGATTTAAGAGAGATTTAGAGTAATTCTAAGTCTCTTTTTTATACAAAAAATAAGGAAGGTGGTACAAATGTATGGAGGGGGAAGTAATTAAATATTTTATAACACAAGGGGCATTTGCAGTGCTTTTTATGTGGCTATTGATAGATACCAGAAAGGATAGTAAGCAAAGGGAAGAAAAGTACCAACAGACAATAGATAAATTAGCGGACAAAATCAACATAGTTGAGGATATCAAGGAAGATGTTGAGGAAATAAAAAATAAATTAAATAAATAAGGGAGAGTGTTATTAATGAAAGAAAGAATCGCAAAGAAGTTAACAAGTGCTAGATTTTTAATGGCTATAATATTCACACTAGTTATAAGCTACATGGCTATAACTGGAACTATAAGCGGAGAGCAGTTCGTGCCACTTGCAACAATGGTAGTTGCTTTCTACTTTAGTAGAGATAACCAAGTTGCAGAAAAATAAAGAGGGGTTTATCCCCTCTATTCTATTTTAAGGAGGGATTTTATGGACGGAATTGATATATCAAAACATAATGGAAACATAGATTTTGACAAAGTTAAATCTAGTGGCATAAATGTTATTGTAATGAAGGCCACAGAGGGTGGAAGTTATATAGACCCAATGTTAGAAAAAAATTATAAACAAGCTTTAGGCAAGGGATTTAATATTGGATTTTATCATTTTCTATATGAGTTATCTGACCCCAAAAGACAGGCTAACTGGTTCTGGCAGAACATCAAAGATAAAGAATTTAATGTAATTCCGGTTTTAGATGCAGAAAGAAATAACAATAATAAGTTTAATAAAGAAACTTACACTAAGTTTTGTTTAGACTTCCTAGAAGAATTTAAACGACTAAGTGGAATTGATTGCATCTTATATACTTATACCCATTTTGCTAATAGCTTAATGGATAGTAGATTAAAGCCTTACAAGTTATGGGAAGCCAACTATTATACTAATAATGGTCAAAGGCACAATAGAAAAGGGTTAACTAACATATGGGGCAAAGACATCGTGGGACACCAGTACGCTAGCACCGGTAGAGTTAATGGAATAAATACAAATTGTGATCTAAACGACTTTGAAGAAGGCATTTTATTAAATAAGATAGAAAAGCCAAGTAAACCAGTAAATAATCCAGTTAAGGAGGAATCAAAATTGTTAGAACAATGTAAGAAACACGTATTAAATTTTGGAGAGAAAGGAACTTATGTATACTTAGCACAAAGTGCTATGAAAACTTTGGGATTATACAATGGACCTATAGATGGTTCATATGGTCCAGCTAAAGGGAATGGAAGTTTTTATCAAGCAGTCGTAAATTTAAATTCTAAGTTAGGATATAAAAACGATTCTAGATTAGGACCAGCTTGCTGGACTTATATACTAACTAAGTAGTATAATGTATTAGAAAATTAATTATCTATTTTATCAAAGCCAGTAGGTGGGGAATTTCCTTGCTTACTGGCTTTTTTTATTTTAAATCTTTATTTGTATTACAAATAGTGGTAAAATATTACTATAAGGTGGTGATGGTTTGGTTAAGAATAGATTGTTGGAGATTAGGCTTTCATTAGGCTATAAAAAGCAAAAAGAATTTGCAGAATATTTAGAGGTAAGTAAGGCTAGTTACAATAAATGGGAAAATAATTCTAGCCAACCAGGAGTAGAAACTATTTTACTGATAGCAAATAAGTTAAATTTAAAAATAGAAGATATAGTTTATTTAGAGAATATAGATTAATTCTGTGTTCTCTTTTTATTTTATATAGAAAAATAATTAAAGAAAAATAAAATTAAAAAATAAAAAAGAAAATTAGGAAACTTTTTATCCTTTAGTACATACATATAAACTATAAAGCAAGACAAAAGAGGTTAAAGTTGATTGTTGACTTAATTGAATTGCAAGAAGTAGAGATTAACAAAGTGGTTAATTGCATTAAAGAAGTAGGTAAAAGTAGAATCTATGCAGATACAGTTGAATACATTGTATTTTTAAAAGACGGAGGTATGTACTCTATATTCTTAGAGCAGCCTAAACTATGTTGATTTTATATATTAAGTTATTAGCAATGTTCTTATCTGCGTATGGATCTATTAATTTACTTCTTCCAGAAGAATTTAAAGATAAGCATAAGATAAAAAGTAAGTTTAGATATTTTATAAAGGAAAAAGATTTGATAACTAAAGCTACAGACAAGGCAACATTAGACAACATAGAGATTTATAAATGGGGATTTAAAGCTACATTAGATATAAGCAAGATATGTGCATATGAGGATATTGAAAAACATTCAGATTATATTAAACAGATGTTTAGGGCGAAAGAAGTAAACATGATAAATAAGAAGGGTACAGTTGAAATTGAAGTGTTCAACAAAGATGTTGGTGATATTAAATATGAATATATAGATATGTCGCCGTATGAACTTATATTTGGCTATAACAAAAAAGGTGAACCAATAACAGTAAATATGAAGAAAACTCCACATATAGGGGTGCAAGGCGCATCTAATAGTGGTAAGTCAAAAATGGTTGAACTAGCCTTAAGAAACTTAAAGAATAAAGCTGATGTAATATTATTAAATTGTTTTGAAGATGATTTTATAAGTATACCAGGAAGAAGGATAAACAATAATGAGGATATATTAGAATACTTAGAAAGTATCATAAAAGAGCCATACATAAGAGAAAGACCACTATATCTATTGTTAGATGAGTTAAATGTACTTGGTAAAGATAAAAAGATTAACAAGGCTATTATGGATGTTTTAGCACAAGCTAGGCATTTTAACATCTTTTTAATTGCTCTTGGTCAGAGTTTATTGAAGGAAAATTGTCCATATAAGCAGTTGTTTAATGTTAGAGTTACATTCAGAGCGATAGATAGAAGCAGTATAAGTGCATTTTTAGGATGCACAGTAGAAGATACAAGGCTAAATCAAAGGGAATTTATTTGTTATTCAGATAGCATTTATAGGGGGAAGTCCTACCTACTATAAGTATTATGTTAAGCAGAATTGGTCGAAGTTTTCGTGTAGCAAGTGGAATGCGTAGTCTTGGAATACAACTTGTTGTTTACAAGCGAAGCATGGAATGAAGCGGAACGAAAGCTGAGAACAATCAGGCGAAGCCTAATAACTTGATAGTAGTGGGGTAATTCAAATTTGATGAAAAAAATCGAAAATCTATATAACCTAAAAATAATTACTAGCGGTGATAGATTGGAAATCTACAAGATAAATAATTATTTGGCAAGAACGGATTTTGAACGTGAAATCGAAAAAGCACAAGATACCAAAGGTGATGAAAAAGGTATTCAATCCTTAAAAGATAGAAAAGCTACATTAAATAAGGCTAGAAATAACATTATGAGATTAATAAAGTCAAATCCAGATATGACTACCTTTATTACTTTAACATTTAGTAACGTTCCAGATTATAAAAGGAGTAAACAGTTGTTAAATATATTTTTTACTAAGCTTAGGCGGGACTATACAGATTTAAAGTATATTTGGGTACTTGAATTAGGAGAGAAGAACAAAAGGTTACATTATCATCTATTAACTAATGTTTTGGTTCCTTTAAATTTAAGCGGAAACAATGAAACAAAATCATTTGAACATAAGATTTACGAAGAACAATTTAGAAAAGCTTATTGGCCACATGGCTTTGTAGATATTAGAGATTTGGACCAGGAAGATAATACTAATATAGCTTTATATGTAAGTGCTTATATAGTAAAAAGCTTATTAGATATAAACATTGACGGAAGAGTATATGGATATAGTCATAAAACAATAGATCGCCCAGTTGAAACCAAGCTTTATTCAAATTGCAGCATAGAAGAGTTACTAAATCATTTCAAAGAGTATAAGATTGACTATACAAATAGTTATAAAATTGGTTTTACAGATTGGCAAGGCGAACGAAAAGGAACAGTAACTTATTTCGATATGAGTAAAAAATAA